TTTTACAGTGATTGATATAACTAGTTTTCCACATAAAATTGTTGCAAAATATAGAAATAATGAAATTAAACCCATGTTATTTCCAAATATTATTTTTGAAGTAGCAAAAAATTACAATTCATCTTACATTTTATGCGAGGTGAATGATATTGGAGATCAAGTAGCATCACTTCTTCACTATGATTTGGAATATCAAAACGTTTTAATGTGCTCTATGCGAGGTAGAGCAGGACAAATAGTTGGGCAAGGATTTTCTGGAAAGAAAACTCAACTTGGTGTAAAAATGTCCAAGACAGTTAAAAAAGTTGGGTCATTAAATCTTAAAACACTTATTGAAGAAAATAAATTAATATTCAATGATTATGAAATAATTTCTGAGTTGACCACTTTTGTTCAAAAACATAATTCATTTGAGGCAGAAGAGGGTTGCAACGATGACTTAGCAATGTGTTTGGTAATTTATGCTTGGTTAGTTGCACAGGATTATTTTAAAGAGTTGACAGATCAAGATGTTCGAAAAAGAATATATGAAGAGCAGAAAAATCAAATAGAACAAGACATGGCACCATTTGGATTTATTAATGACGGAATTGATGATTCAAGTTTTGTTGATGATAATGGAGACAGGTGGCACACTGATGAATATGGTGACATGGCATATATGTGGGAATATAGATGATGGAAATAGATAAACAAATAAATTTAGGACACTTATTACTTGTTGATAGAAAATGCAGAGTATGTGGAGAGACTAAGAATTTGATAGATAGTTTTTATAGAACTAGAAAAGATAGAGGAGCAGTTGCCTCATCATATTCATATGAATGTAAAGAGTGTACAGTAAAAAGAATTATTAAATCTAGAGAATGTTTAAGTAATAATATTTTGTGGGAGTATCCTGACTGGTAAATAGTTCGCGTCTCATTTCCCCCGCGAAAAGTAACTTTTTAATAAATATTTTGTAGATAAACTGAGACTTCACGGAGAAAAACATGGCGACTCCTCAATTATCTCCAGGCGTACTCGTCAGAGAGGTTGACTTAACTGTAGGAAGAGCTGATAATGTTTTAGATAATATTGGTGTGATTGCAGGACCCTTTCCAATCGGACCAGTTGACTTTCCAATTGACATCACTACAGAACAAGAATTAATTAACGTATTTGGAAAACCACTTTCTACAGATTCTCAATACGAATACTGGATGAGTGCGTCATCTTTCCTTTCATATGGTGGTGTTCTTAAAGTAGTAAGAACTGGTGGCACAACACTTAATAACGCAAACGCTGGTGTTGGAGCAGCATTTACCACTTCACTAGATATTGATAACTACGACGATTATATCAATAATCATAGCGATGGAAATAATTTTACCTACGCTGCAAAAAATCCAGGCACCTGGGGAAATGGATTAAAAGTTTGTTTTATTGATGATTTTGCCGATCAAATAATTGGAATTACAACTACAAGTTTGGCTGGAGTGGGTGCCACTGTAGGTTTCGGAGTAACTCTTACTCTTTCCTCGATAACAATACCTGGGGCTGGAACAACCACTCCATTTAGTGGTTATCTCAAGGGAATCATTACAGGAGTTACAACTGATGCGACTACTTCAAATTCCACAATTGATGTTAAAATTGTTTCTAGAGTATCTTCCGCAGGCACTGAAACTAAAATTCATTATAGTGAAGGATCAAACTTTGCCGCGTTTGACGTTGGAGATTCAATAAGGTTTATTAATAGTAGTGGAACAAGCACTGGAATAGTAACAATATCATCAGTCTCTGATTGGTATGATAATCAAACTCTTAACTTAACAAACGCAACGATCTATTGGAAGTCAATCGCTTCAAAACCATCTACAACTAAGTATGCCACTGAAAGAGATTCTTACAATGATGAATTACACATAGCGGTGGTTGATGACCTTGGCACTATCAGTGGCAATCAAGGAACAATTCTTGAAAAGTTTGTTGGATTGTCCAAAGCTTTAGATGCGGTATCTGCAGTAAACTCACCAGAAAAAATTTGGTACGAACAGTATATTGCAGATTTCTCAACGCAGATTTATGCTGGAGGAAATCCTGGTGCATCTAAAGATTCATATCACGGAACAACTCCAAGAGCGACTGGTTTTACAACTTACACTGGTGTTCCATCAGATTCTTTTACTCCAATCTCAATTGCAGATGGTCTCTGGGGATTAAATGCTCAAGGAGTTACATTTAATGGTATTGGAAATAAAACATACACTCTTGGTGGTGGTGTAAATTATAGTGCTGCTGGTGGAATGAAACCAACATTAGGTAACTTGATTACCTCCTACAATTTATTCTCTAATAAAGATGAAATTCAGGTTGATTATATAATCATGGGTCCTAGTTGTGATTCTCGTACAGATACTCAAGCTAAAGCACAATTCTTAATTTCTATAGCAGAACTTAGAAAAGATTGTGTTACAACAATAGGACCACATAAATCAGATCTAATTGGAATTACTAATACAACAACACAAACTACAAACTTGATTAAGTATTTTAGTTCACTTTCATCTTCATCATATGCAATATTTGATAGTGGATATAAGTACACTTATGATAGATTTAATAATAAGTTTGTGTATATTCCAACAAATGCTGATGTTGCAGGTTTAATGACTCGCACTGCAATTGTTGCATTCCCTTGGTTCTCTCCAGCTGGACAGCAAAGAGGCATTATTAATAATGCCATCAAACTTGCGTATAATCCAAACAAAGCTCAAAGAGATCAACTCTATCCACAAAGAGTTAATGCTATAATTACTCAACCTGGTATCGGAACTCTTCTCTTTGGTGATAAAACCGCTCTTGGATATGCATCAGCCTTCGATAGAATTAATGTTCGTCGATTGTTCCTCACAATTGAACAATCACTTCAAAGAGCTGCTGAAGCACAGCTCTTCGAATTAAATGATGAACTAACAAGAGCAAACTTTAGAAATATTGTTGAACCATTCCTTCGTGATGTTGAGGCAAAAAGAGGATTGTATGGATTCCTAGTTGTTTGTGACGCTTCAAATAATACTCCAGATGTCATCGACAACAACGAATTCCGTGCTGATATTTTCTTAAAACCAGCTAAATCCATTAACTATGTCACTCTGACCTTTGTTGCCACCAGAACTGGTGTAAGCTTTGAAGAAGTAGTCGGTAGAGTTTAATTTATTATCTAAATAACAAAAGGAGGACTTAACAATGGCAACAAAAGAAAACAGAACTATTTCTCAATTTAAATCAAAACTGGGTGGCGGCGGTGCTCGCAATAACCTATTTGTAGTTGAAATGACATTGGATAATCTCGGATTTAAAGATAAACTTAACTTTGATGCAGATGAATTTCAATTCATGTGCAAAGCAGCACAACTTCCAGCACAGACCGTATCCTCAATTGAGATTCCTTTTCGTGGAAGAACATTTAAAGTCGCTGGAGATAGAACGATTGACGCATGGACGGTGACTATAATTAATGATGAGGACTTTGCGCTAAGAAAGTCGTTTGAAGAATGGTCTAATCAAATTGCAAGTCTTGATAGAAACCTTGGAACAACTGATCCTAATCAATACATGGCTAAAGCTACTGTATATCAGTTAGGAAGAGGGGCAACAGCAAGCAGCAAAGATAATAGTGGAAGTGGAAACACTATTCTTGCTACATATGAGTTTGAGGATATTTTTCCAACCTCAGTCAGTGCAATTGATTTATCATATGAGTCTGCAAATCAAATTGAAGAGTTTACGGTTGAATTCCAAGTTCAATCATATAAAATAATCTCAGCGGCAGCAACAAGACAGGGTTAATAAATAGTCTAAAGATTAATCTTAAACTAATAAATTATGGCAAAATTATTTGGATTCTCTATTGAGGATACTGAACCGTTATCTCCAAGTGCGATTTCTCCTGTACCTCCTAATAGTGAGGATGGAGTTGACCATTATTTGAGTAGTGGTTTCTTTGGTTCATATGTTGATATTGAAGGAGTTTATAGAACTGAGTTTGAATTAATTAAAAGATATCGTGAAATGGCACTTCATCCAGAAGTTGATAGTGCCATTGAAGATATTGTAAATGAAGCAATAGTTTCAGATACAAATGATACACCAGTTCAAATTGATTTGGATAACTTAAATGCAAGTGATGGAATTAAAAAGAAAATAAGACAAGAATTTAAACATATTTTAGATTTATTAGATTTTGATAAAAAATCACATGAAATTTACAGAAATTGGTATATTGATGGTAGAATTTTTTATCATAAAATGATTGATTTAAAAAATCCACATGATGGAATTCAAGAATTAAGATATATTGACGCAATGAAAATGCGTTATGTTAGACAAGATAAGAAAAAAGATAATAAAGATAGGTATAAAGTAAATATAATCAAAAGTGATAATCCCATGGATTATGAATTTCCTCAAATTGAGGAATACTTCATTTATAATCCAAAATCACAATATCCTACTGGAAATATTAATGCAACTGGTGCTAGTAATGGCATTAAAATGTCAAAAGATTCTATCACCTACTGCACCTCAGGTCTCGTAGATAGAAATAAAGGTAACACTCTTTCATATTTACATAAAGCAATTAAATCTCTCAATCAACTAAGAATGATTGAAGATAGTCTTGTTATCTATCGTTTATCACGCGCACCAGAACGTAGAATTTTTTACATTGATGTTGGAAATCTACCCAAAGTTAAGGCAGAACAATATCTTCGTGATGTTATGATGCGTTATCGTAATAAATTAGTTTATGATGCGAGCACTGGAGAAATTCGTGATGATAAAAAGTTTATGGCAATGCTTGAAGACTTTTGGCTTCCTCGCCGTGAAGGTGGTAGAGGAACAGAAATCACTACACTTCCCGGCGGACAGAATCTAGGAGAAATCACTGATATTGAATACTTTAAGAAAAAACTTTATCGCTCTTTAAATGTTCCCCCATCAAGAATGGATGGAGAAGGTGGATTTAATTTAGGACGTTCATCTGAAATTTTAAGAGATGAATTAAAGTTCAGTAAATTTGTTGGACGCTTGAGAAAAAGATTCTCAAATATGTTTAATGACATGTTAAAAACTCAACTCATTCTTAAAAATATCATTGCTCCAGAAGATTGGGAAATTATGAGCGAGCATATTCAATATGATTTCTTATATGATAATCATTTTGCAGAACTCAAAGAAGCAGAACTTTTAAATGAAAGGTTGGGAATGTTAGCATCTGCAGAACCATATGTGGGCAAATATTTTTCGCAGGATTATGTTCGCAGAAAAGTTCTTCGTCAAACTGATACAGAAATTTTAGAACAAGATGCTTTAATTGAAAAAGAAATTAAAGAAGGTATAATTCCAGATCCAAGTGCTCCTCCAGTTGAAATGGGAGCAGACCAACCACCAGCACCAACGCCAGAATCTGAAAATCAATCTACTATGGATCTTGGTTCTCCAATCATGGAACCAGATTTAGAATCTCAAGGTGGATCTACTGAGGCTCCTGGTATCACAAAGATACCCAGAGGCGGTGAAATATAAATAAAAACGATTACTTATAGGTATTTAAAAAAATGGATGATCTTTTGGATACAATTATTGCTGATGAATCACCATCCCAAATTAGTGATAAAATCAAAGAAATTCTTTTTTCCAAATCAGCGGAAAAAATAGATGCTTTTCGACCATTTGTAGCAGCAAATACATTTGGTGATAAAGCGAATGAAGTTGAATTCGAGGACGAAGAATAATTAATTTAATAAATAAGTAAAAGTGTATTTTCTAAAATAATGACCCATAGACCAGTTGGGGCTGGTGCCTCTTTTAATTTTTCAGTTGGAGTGGCTTCTACATCTTCAGCATTTTCTGCACAATCAAATGTTGTAAGAATTGTTGCTGTTGGTGGAGCAGTTCATGTAAAAATTGATAGCGATCCAGTTGCCAATGTAACTGACTATTTTATTCCTTCTAATGAAAGTGTAACATTAGCACTTTCAAAAGGCTCTAATAGAGTTGTTGGAGTAACAACTGGTTCTACCACCATTATTGATTTTGCAGAAGGGACACAATCACCTTTTGTTGTTGGAGATCATGTGACTTTAAGTGGCACAACACATCATAATTTTAGTCATAAGAGAGTTTCTGCTGTTGATACCTCCTCTGGAGTAGGTGGATTTTATCAAGAGCGCATTACTATTGAAAACGATTCCTCTGGAATTATCACAGCATTTTCTTCTCCAGATGCTTCATTAACTCTATCACAAAAAATTTCAGCTTTTGGCGTAGCAGCTGGAACACTTTATCATCAACAAGTTCAAATTACAGGACAAGCATAATGAAACTAATCAGAGAAGAGATCGAAAAGGTCGAAGTTCTGACAGAGGGAACTGGAAGAGACAAAAAGTTTTACATTAAAGGAATTTTCCTTCAGAGTGAATGTGTAAACAGAAATGGTAGAATGTACCCCTTTTCCATTATGGAAAGAGAGGTAGGTCGTTACAATGAAAATTATGTTAAAAAAGGTCGTGCTCTTGGAGAACTTGGTCACCCAGATGGTCCAACGGTAAATTTAGATAGAGTTTCTCATAAAATTACTGAACTTTATCAAGATGGAAATAATTTTGTTGGTAAAGCACAAATCCTTTCCACTCCGATGGGCAAAATTGCAGAGTCACTCTTAAAAGATGGAGTAACTCTTGGTGTTTCTTCTCGTGGAGTTGGATCACTAAGAGAAAATAATAAAGGGTTTAAAGAGGTTGGTGAAGACTTCATGTTAGCCACTGCCGCCGATATCGTTGCTGATCCATCTGCACCTGATGCATTTGTTCAAGGAATTATGGAGGGTAAAGAGTGGATCTGGGATGGTGATATTTTACGAGAACGAGTAGCAGAGAATGCAAGAAAAAAAATCAACTCTTTAGTTGACCAAAAACTTTTGGAAGATTATAAGTTGAGTTTATTCAATGAATTCTTAAATTCATTGTAATTTAATTAATTATAAATAAATATAGATTTTATACAGGAAAATCGGAGAGTTCAAATGTCTCGTGGCAAACAATTACAAGAAATGGAAGCAGGCACAAAGCAATCCAGGACTGCTGTAAACGCTAACGCAAAACCAGCAGAACCAATGGATACTTCAGTTGCTGGGTCATATGAAGATCTTGGCGGGCCCACACCAGAAAACTATAAGCCAGATGATGATTCAGCAAAACTGAAAACTCCTGGCGCAACCCTTAAGCAAGTTAAGGATGTTGTAAACAAGGGTGCGGCTGCTGCTGATGCAGTAAAAGAAGAAGAAGAACTCGATGATGAAGAATTTATTTCTGAAGAGGAAGACGAGGAAGAAGTAGAAGGCACTGAGGAAGATGAAGATGAAGGTGAAGATGAAGGTGAAGATGAAGAAGAAGACGTAGAGGAGGGGTTTGATATTGATGAAGATATCAATGCCCTTCTAGATGGTGAAGAACTTTCTGAAGAGTTCCAAGAAAAAGCAAGAACCATCTTTGAAGCTGCAATTACTTCTAGAATCTATCAAGTAAAAGAAGAGATTGAATCTATTTACGAAGAAAGACTTGCAGAGGAAGTGCAAGAAATTGCAAAAATTCTTTCAGAGCGTGTGGACTCTTACCTTGAGTATGTTGCTGAAGAGTGGTTTACTGAAAATGCACTCGCAGTTGAAAAAGGTCTGAAGGAAGAGTTAACCGAATCCTTTATGACAGGTCTGAGAGGACTTTTTGAAGATCATTATGTATCAATCCCTGAAGATAAATATGATGTTCTTGAGAGCATGGTAGAAAAACTTGATGACATGGAGACAAAACTCAACGAGCAAATTGAGAAGAATGTTTTCCTAAACAAGCGTCTCGCAGAGTCGGTTGCTAACGGAATCTTTGATGAAATTTCTGAAGGCTTAGCTGCTACTCAGAAAGACAAGCTCGCTTCACTTGCCGAAAGTGTTGAGTTTGAAAGTGACGAAGAATATCGTGAAAAACTGGAGATTTTGAAGGAAGCATATTTTCCCTCAAGAACAGTATCTCCATCAACCAGAACTGAAACTCTATCAGAAAGCGTAGATGTTGCACAAGAGTTTATCTCTGATTCAATGTCTGCCTATCTGAAAACACTTTCAGCGTTTGGCAAATAATTGAATTTAATATAATTCAAACCAAAAAACAAACACTTAGTAAAAGGTAAACGCAAATGTTCCATTCCGAGCATCTGCAGGACAAGTGGGCACCTCTTCTAGACTATAGTGGTCTAGATCCAATTAGAGATTCTCATCGTAGATCAGTAACCGCTGTCCTGTTAGAAAACCAAGAAAAATTCCTCAGAGAAGAGCAAGCATTCCAGGGTGGCAATCTCTCCAACTTAATGGAGTCGCCAACCAACTCTGCCGGTACAGGTGGATTCAGCGGTGCCAGCAGCAATACTGTTGCAGGTTTTGACCCCGTTCTGATTTCACTTATTCGTCGTTCAATGCCTAACCTGGTCGCTTATGACCTCGCTGGCGTTCAACCAATGAGTGGTCCTACTGGACTCATCTTTGCAATGCGTTCTAAGTACACCTCACAGGGTGGAACAGAAACATTCTATGATGAAGTAGATACTGCCTTCTCTGGTCAAAACGCTGCCAGAAACCTAACTGCAGGTTTCAGCGCAACCAACGCTGGTATGGGTACTACTGCCCAGTCAGGAACCAACCCATCCGCCTTAAACCCTGTTTCATCTGCATCTTCAACTGGATACAACGTCGGTCAAGGTATGACCACGGGTAATGCTGAAGACCTTGGAGATGGAGGCGGTCAATTCAACCAGATGGCATTCTCAATCGAGAAAGTCACTGTTACTGCAAAGTCACGCGCTCTGAAGGCTGAGTATTCACTTGAGCTCGCTCAAGACCTTAAGGCAATCCATGGTCTGAATGCTGAAGCGGAATTAGCAAACATTCTCTCAACTGAGATTCTTGCTGAAATCAACCGCGAA